ATCATCCGGCAGACGGCGGCCCTGGCCGGCTTCGAGATCGTCAACCGCATCACCTTCCGGGACAAGGCCACCGGCAGGGAGTACAGATAGGAGGCGGGCAAATGGGGAAGCAAATCACCGTCACAATGCAGATACCGGAGAATGAGACCGCAAAGAGGATCGCCGACCTGTTCATGGGGCGGGAGGAAGTTTCCTTCATGCGGGACATCGCCCCCATACTCTTGGAAGAATACATATTTCAGGAATTGGACGAACGCATGTATATGAGGGCGGAGCAGGACATCATCAGGGCCCTCGAAATCGCAGGGTGGGCCGGGTATAACATGAAGGGCGTCCCCCGCTTTGGCGGGACCATGGACGGGACGCTGGCCGTGGTAGATTGGATATACACGCGGATGAAATGGGTATGACAGGAACCAAAAGGAGGACACACGACCATGATGAACAAATCAGAAATTGATTGGTGCGACTTTTCCTGGAATCCAGTCACGGGCTGCCGCCGGGGGTGCGAATATTGCTACGCCCGGAACCAGGCCCGCAGGTTTTCCGGGGACGTGCGCGTCAACGTCACAGACCCGCAGATTCACGCGGAGGACGGACCGGCCGGGAAGATTTACACCCTCCCGCAGCCGTTCAAAAACAGCCGCGGCACGACGATCCCCCACCCCGCCGGCTTCGAGCCGACCTTCCACGAATATCGCCTGGGGGACCCGGCCAGAAAGAAAAAACCCGCCTCCATTTTCGTGTGCAGCATGGCCGACCTGTTCGGCCCGTGGGTGCCCGACGAATGGATCGCCCGCGTGTTTGAGGCGTGCAAGGCGGCCCCATGGCACAATTACATGTTTTTGACCAAATACCCGGAGCGATACGCCGCCCTGGCGAACGCCGGGAAGCTCCCGCGGATTACCGATTGCCCAAATTTCTGGTATGGCACGACGGTCACAAAGGCCGGGGACATGGCCTTCACGCCGAGCGTGACCTTCAACACGTTTTTGAGCATCGAGCCCATCAGCGGGAGCCTGGACGCGGGCCTGGGCAGCTTCGGCGGTGCCCGTTGGATCATCGTGGGAGCAGAGACCGGCAACCGCAAGGGGAAGATCGCCCCGGAGCGCGCCTGGATCGAAAACATCATCGAGGCGGCCGCCATCACCCACGCCTCGGTCCTTTTGAAAGACAGCAATGAACTCCGGGCCGTTTGGGGCGACGACCTGATCCAGGACTTCCCCCCGGAGCTCCGGCCCATGCCGGAGGACAACAGCATCCCACACTGTAAAGAGTGCGAGGAGGCCGTCCGGGAGGGCCAGGGGAAGCGCGGGGAGAAAATCACCTGCAGGGCGACCGGGAAGCACGCCCGCGGCCGATACACCCGCAGCAGCCCGCCGTGGTGCCCAAAACGCAGAAAGGACAACGCAGAATAGGAGGATTTACCTATGGACAGCAGAGAGAGCCCCGGCATCGCAGCCGGTCAGATCGCCGTCGTTGGCGTGCGCATGTTGGACATAGCCATCGAAAAGGGCGTCGCCGCAGGCGTCAAGGCCGCGACCGACCGCATTGAGGAGGAGCGCAAGAAGGAGCGCAAAGGCCGCTACGACCGCCGCCTCCACAATACCCGCCTGTTGTTGAAAAATTACCGGGTATTGAAGCACCACGCCCTCGACGCTGTCCACACCGGGGCGCGGGCCAATGAGGTCATCAGCGAAAACGCGGTGGACATTTTGGACGACCTTGAAAGCATGGGCTTCCGCAAGGTCGACGACCGCCTCTACATTGAGAGCATCAAGCGGAGCCAGCAGCGCACGCGCATCATCATCGAGCACATCGACGAAATGCTGCGGTATTGGCGGATTGATTGCGAACAGAGCGGCCGGGAGGAGGCCCTCCGGCGTTACCGCATCGTGGTCGACACGTACATCAGCGACGACCAAATGACGGCGGAGGAGCTGGCCCAGCGGGAACACATCGAAAAGCGGACAGTATATAAGGACATCAAAGCGGCCATGCGGCCGCTGTCCGCTCTTATTTTCGGCATTGACGGCATAAAACAGGAATAAATGCAGGTATGGCCCAGGGCGGAGCCGCAGGGCACTTTTTGGGCATTTACAGGGCAATAAGAACGTGTTAGAATTGGGAGGATGAAAAATGCCAAGGAAACATGACCACATCGACTACGAGACCAGGGCGACCCCGCGGCACATGACCGCGGACGGCGTCCCGGTTTTTTGCGCTTATGACGCCATCGTCCCATTGGAGGAGCTGCGGCCGAACCCCGGCAACCCGAACCACCACGGAACGGACCAAATCAAACGCCTGGCGTCCGTCATCTGGGCCACCGGCTGGCGGAACGCCATCACAGTCAGCAGGCAATCCGGCATGATCGTCAAGGGGCACGGGCGCATGGAGGCGGCCCAGCTTGCCGGCATGTCGGAGGCCCCGGTCGAATACCAGGATTATGACAGCGAGGCGGAGGAATGGGCCGACCTGATCGCCGACAACCGCCTGGCGGAGTTAAGCACCCTCAACACCGGGGAGCTGTTGGAAATGGTCAACGAAATCGACACCGGCGTCGTCCCGTTGGAAATGACGGGCTACACCCAGGAGGACATCGAGGCCATCATCGCGGCCATGGGCGGAGAGGGCGACGCGGAGGACGACGGGGCCGACGACGTCGACGCCGTGGGCACCGGCTACATCCCCATGACGAAGCCGGGGGACATCTGGCACGTTGGTCAGCACCGCGTTATGTGTGGCAGCGCAACCGACGACGCGGCCGTCGACCGGCTCATGAACGGGGAGCGGGCCCAGCTGGTCCACACCGACCCGCCCTACGGCGTTTCATATGAAACCCAAAGCGGCAAGTTTGGCATGATTAAGAACGACGACCTGGACGCCGACGCCCTCATGCAGCTGTTGACCCCGGCGTTCAAGAATTACGTCCGATATACCGACGCAGACGCGGCCTTTTACATTTGGCACGCATTCACAGCCTTCCGGGACTTCGACGACGCCATGACGGCCGCCGGGATCATGAAAAAGCAGTACATCATCTGGTGGAAGCCGGCGCCGGTCCTTGGTCATGCAGATTACCAATGGGCGCACGAGCCCTGTTTTTACGCCCAAAAGGCCGGGGAGCAATGCCGCTTTTTCGGCGACCGGGCCCAGCGCACGACCTGGAAAGTGGTCCTGCGCGGCCGGGACGGCACCGCCACCACCCTGTCCGGGGGCGTGGTATTGACCGACGGCCAGGGCGGCAAGGTGTACCTGGCCAGCACGCCGCCAAAGGGCAAGAAAATCAGGTACATCCGGCTCAGTGAGGGCCGCAGCGTCACGCTGTACCCGGAGAACAAGCAAACCACCGTCTGGGAGGTAGCGCGGGAGACCAAAACCGAGCACCCCACGCAGAAACCCGTCGAGATACCGCTCACAGCCATCACCAACAGCAGCGAGACCGGCGACCTGGTCATTGATTTCTTCGGCGGCAGCGGCAGCACCTTGATCGCCGCGGAAATGGCCGGCCGCAGGTGCTACACCATGGAACTCGACCCCAAATATTGCGACGTCATCGTCAACCGATACGTCAAGATGACCGGCAACCTGGGCGTCACGTTGGAGCGCGACGGGGAAATGTTGCCGTATGGGCCCATTAAGGACAAAAACGACCTCGACAACGGGGTCGAATAATACAGCATGGAGAGGGCGGCCGCCGGGGCCGCCCTTTTTCATATACACGCCACCAGGAAGGAGGGGGAGCAATGGCAAAGGATCAGCAGGACCGGGAGCTGTGGGAACAGCAGCCGGGGGAATCGGGCACCCTGTTCGCCCATTTCGTTTTTTATCGGGATATGCGCTACCCGAAAGTTACCAGGCAGGTCAAAGACGAGGACGGGAAGATTAAAAAAACCACCACAGAAACGGTCATGGACGGCACCGTACCCTATGAGAAGCGGAGCCTGCGGAAAACGGCAGAGGCCCTGGGTATGAACAAGCGGACCATCGCCAACCAGAGCGCCAAATGGGACTGGGTCAGGCGTTGCGAGGCATACGACGCCCACGTCGACCGCATGAACCGGGAGGCCAACGAGGCGGCCATCCGCAAGATGAAGCAGGAGCACGCCCTCCTGGCCCAGCAAATGATCCGCAAGGCCACGCGCCGCCTCCTCACAATGCCGGACGACGAAATCAGTGCGGCGGAGCTGGCCCGCATCGTGGACGTCGGGGTCAAGGTGGAGCGGTTGAGCCGCGGAGAGAGCACCGAGAACCAAGCCGTCACACACACCGGGGAGGTCGAGGTCAAGAGGGACGCCCCCCTGGATTTGTCGGTCCTGTCGAATGAGGAGCTCGACCAATTTGAGCGCTTACTTGAAAAAATCGGCGGCACTTCGGGAGGTTGACCCGGCCCATGCGCTGGCCGAAATCCGGCGCGAAAAGGCGGAGCGCAACCTTTCCGATTTCATCCGGCAGGCGTGGCCCATCATAGAGCCCGGCACCGAGTACGTCCACAACTGGCACATTGACCTCATCAGTGAGTACATGGAGGCCGTGAACCTGGGGCAGATAAACCGCCTGGTCATCAACATGCCCCCGCGGCACATGAAAAGCATCCACGTCACCGTCTGCTATCCCGTGTGGACGTGGATCAAGCACCCCGAAAAGCGGTTTATCAAGGTCAGCTATTCCGACAATTTGAGCCGCAAGCACAACGTCCTTTCCCGTGACATCGTTTTGTCGCCATGGTATCAGCGGACCTGGGGCGACTGCTTCGCCCTCAAGGACGATGTCAACCGTCAAAACGAATTCAAGAACAACCGGCAAGGGATGATGTTTTCCACATCCATCGGCGGCGCGTTGACAGGTGAGGGCGGCGACGTCATCATCCTGGACGACCCGCAGAACCCCCTCCAGGCCAACAGCGAAACAGAGCGGGAGGGGACGATCAGCTTTTTCAAGAACACGCTGCAAAGCCGTCTGAACAACCCGAAAACCGGCGCGTTCATCATCGTCATGCAGCGCCTCCACGAAAAAGACCTGACCGGCCACATCATGGCGGAGGATTTAGGCTACACCCATTTGTGCCTCCCCGCAGAGGCCCCAGAGCGCACAGTCGTCACCTTCCCCATCAGCGGCCGGGAGATCATCCGGGAGGAGGGCGACGTCCTCAACCCGCAGCGTTTCGACCGGGAGGTTTTGGCCGGGTTAAAAAAGAGCATGGGCTCCCTGCAGTACGCCGGGCAGTATCAGCAAGTGCCGGCACCGGCGGAGGGCGTCATTTTCAAACGGGAATGGCTTCAGAATTTCTACCGGCCAGAGGCGGCCCCCCATCAAAACATGTTGATCCAGTCGTGGGACATGGCCTTCACCAAATCGGAGGGGTCGGCCAAGGTCGCCGGCTTCGTCATGGGGCGCAGCGGCACCGACATTTACGTGTTTGACCTGGTCAATGAGAAAATGACCTTCACCGAGAGCGTGGCGGCCGTGCGGACGTTGTCCGGGAAATGGCCCAAAGCCCGCGCCAAGGTCGTCGAGAACAAGGCCAACGGCCCGGCCATCGTCGACCTGTTGAAAAAGAAGATTGCCGGCATGGTCGAGTTTAACCCAAAGGGCAGCAAAGAGGAGCGGGCCCTGTCCACGACCCCGTATTTTGAGGCGGGAAACATTTTCCTGCCCGACCCATCGACGGCCCCATGGGTCCACGATTTGATCCAGGACCTTCTCATGTTCCCCAAAGGGGTATACAAGGACGACATTGACGCGCTTGTCCAGGGCATTTTGTACCTCATGGACAAGCCCAGCATGACCGGCCCGCCCAGCGACGACAGCGCCCTTATCAAAGAGAGCTATTGGACGCGGCGGCGGTGATTTTCGGAAAAGGAGGAGAAGCAAGTGGCAAATAGTTATGGTATGCGAGAGCTCGGACGCCTCGGTCAGCGGCGCTGGGGCGGCGCATTTTATGAAGAATTTCTGCCGGAGCTGCGGGGCAGACGCGGCATGGAGGCATACCGGGAAATGTTGGATAATGACGACATCATCGGGGCCATCATGTACGCCATTGAGTTATTGATCCGGCAGGTCGACTGGGACGTGGCGCCCGGCGGGCCCACAGAGGCCGACAGAGCCGCGGCCGATTTCGTCCGGGAGTGCATGGACGACATGAGCGACACGTGGACGGACACCGTCAGCGAAATCCTCTCGTTTTTGCCGTATGGGTGGAGCGCCCACGAAGTCGTGTATAAACGGCGCTGTGGCATCAGCCGGAACCCGCAGACCAACAGCAAATACACCGACGGCCTGGTTGCGTGGCAAAAGCTCCCCATCCGGGCCCAGGAAACCCTTTATCAATGGGAGTATGACGGGAACGACAACCTGACGGCGTTGATCCAAATGACCCCGCCCGATTATGAGTTTATCACGATCCCGGCGGAGAAACTGCTGTTTTTCCGCACGAAAAGCCGCAAGGGCAACCCGGAGGGGCGCAGCATCCTCCGCAACGCATACCGCGATTGGTATTTCAAGCGGCGCATCCAGGAGATCGAGGGCATCGGCGTCGAGCGTGACCTGGCGGGCTTCCCCACGTTGACGGCCCCGGAGGGCATGAACATCTGGGACACCGACGACCCGGACATGAACATCATCCGGGCCAGGGCGGAGGCCATCGTCACCAACATCCGGCGCGACAGCCTGGAGGGGATCGTCATGCCGTTCGGGTGGAAGCTGGAGCTGTTGAGCACCGGCGGCCGCCGACAATTTGACACCAACGCCATCATCGAGCGATATGACACCCGGATCGCCATGACCGTCCTGGCTGATTTCGTCCTTTTGGGCCATCAGGACGTCGGGAGCTTCGCTCTGTCCAGCAACAAGACCCACATGTTCGCCATGGCGATATGTTCCTATTTGGACATCATCTGCGAGGTTTTCAATAGCAAGGCCATCCCGCAGCTTTTAGCCATGAACGGCGACCATTTCGCAGGCGTGACGGACTTCCCGACCCTGACCCACGGCGACGTCGAGGACACGGACATCGGGCCCCTGGGAGACTTCCTTTCCAAGATGACGGCGGCCGGGCTCATCGTCCCGGACGAAGAAATTGAGGATTACCTGCGGGAGGTCAGCGGGCTCCCGGAGCGTTTGAGCGATTACAGCATGATCCCCGGCGCGGACCGCAACCCGGACAGGACTCCGGACAAAAAGTCCCGGCAGCAGGGCGACAAGAAAATGGGCACGCTGGACGACGAAAACAACGAAGTCACCCCGGACGACCCGGAGGCGGTCGAAAAGGCAAAGGCGGCCCTTTGGAGGGATTAAACCGTGCTCAGAGTAAAAAAGGCGGCCCAGGCCAGGAGCCCGCGGGAATACCTCCGCAAGGCGAAAAAATCCAAGGCCGGCAAGGACGCCCTGACCAAATTGAACGATTACCTCAACGCCAACACGGCCGAACCCATGTACTGGCTTCATAATATGTGGGCGAATCAGCAGAACGCCGTCACGTATAAGGAACTGCGGGAGGCCATCCAAAACGGCTACATGGACGAAGCCACCCTCCAGGCGTGGCAGCAGGACTACGCGAATTTTGTGAGCGTCCACCTGGCCCCGATTTGGCAGCAGGCCGCCCAGGCCGGGGCCGCCACCATAGCGGCCCAGGCGACCGGGGGGTGGGTATTTGACGCCATGGGCGACGGGATGACGTCCTGGATCAACACCCACGGGGCGGAGTGGATCACCGCCATCAGCAGCGACAGCCGGCAGGCCATCCAGGCATTGATCGGCGCCGGCGTGACGGGCCAGTACACGGTCGACGAATTGAGCCGCGCCATACGGCCGCTCATTGGGCTGAACAAGCCGCAGGCGGCCGCGAATTTGCGGTATTACACGCAGGTCAGGGACAACCTCCTGGCCAACAACCCCAACATGAAAAAGGCCACCGCCGAAAAGGCGGCCAAGGACGCAGCCATGAAGTACGCAGCCCGGCAGCACCGCTACCGGGCTTTTACCATCGCCACGACCGAGACGGCCTTCGCCTATAATTTCGGGTATTCCGAATATATCCGGCAGGCCCAGGCGGGCGGGTACATGGGGGACGGCCACCTGGTCGTCGACACCGCGGGGGATTCTGACGTCTGCCCTATGTGCGAGGCGTTCGCGGGCCAGGAGTACGCCATCGACCAACCCTTCCAGGGCAAGGCGCTTTACCAGGGCCAGACCATGATCCCCCCATTTCACCCACGCTGCAGGTGCGCCACCCATTTCGAGGAGACGGCGCCCCCGGTTTTCCAGCCCGCCACGGCCCCACAGACGGCCCAGAACGCCCTCGCGCCGTGGCCTGGGGGAAGTGCCCAGGCACAGCCGCAGACCGCGCCAGGGACGTCCCAGGCGGCCATCCCGGCTGGGATTGGAGTGCCGAACGGGATGACCTACAACAAGCAGCTCAACATCGGAAACACCGGCAAGATGGAGAGCTGGACCGACGCCGCCGGGAATGAATGGTATTTCAAACCAGCCCAGCAGAAATACAGCGGGACCCCGGAGCCGTTCCGGGCATACGTCCAGGAGGCGGGCTACAAGGTCCAGGGCATCGTCGACCCGGACAGCGCGGTCCAGGTCGGCGTCGGAGACCTCAACGGGAAATTTGGGGCGTTTCAGAAAAAGGTCAACACCACCGGCGGGATCGACCTGGAGGCGTGGCAGACCGGCGCGGCGACCGACCTGGGCGCGGACATCACCGGCCAGATACAGCGGGAGCATGTCACCGACTGGCTGCTTGGCAATTTCGACGCCCACGGGGAGAATTTTGTCACCGACGCCTCCGGCCGGATCATCGGCCTGGACAAAGAGCAATCCTTCCGTTACATCAAGGACGCCGCAAGCGGGAAAATGTCCTACACATACCACCCGAACAGCGCCTACGGGGAGACAGAGCCGCTTTATAACACCATGTATAGGCGTTTCGCCAAGGGAGAGATCGACCTCAATTTGCAGGACACCCTCACGTACATCAAGCGGGTGGAGAGCATCCCCGACGCGGAATATAGGGAGATTTTCCGGGAGTATGCGGAGAGCCTGCACGGCAAGGGCAAGGCCGCAGAGGACCTTCTGGACGCCATTGTGGACCGCAAAAGCGGCCTCCGGGAGACATACCGCGCATTTTACAGTGATCTCCTCACCGAGAGGACGGGCAAAACCGTCAATTTCGTTTGGGCCGACGAAGCCGCGGCTGTGGTGAAGCAGCCCCTGGCGGCCGTCCAGCAGACGGCGGCATCCGTGAAGGGCATGAGCATCGCCGACCTCAAGGCCATCGCCAAAAACAAGGGCATCGCATATTACAACAACATGAACAAGACGCAGCTGGTCACGGCCATCACGGACCCGACACAGGCCGCGGCCATGTCCAACCAGGTCAAGACCCGCCTGGCGGCCAACGCGGCGGCCAGGAAAGCGGGCCAGACCGTCCCACAGGCGTCCATGCCGAAGGGCGTGGAGGCGGCCAGCGACATCTTCAAGGACCTGTCAAAGGTGCCCACAGCCAAGGCCGGCGTCCCCGTGGCGTCCGACAAGGGCAGCGTCGAGGGCCTGGGGCTCACGGCGCGCCGCATGAACATCGGCGGCACCGAATACTATGAGGTCAGCGGCAAGCTCACACAGGGCACCTGGTCCTCCACGTGGAACGCCATCAAGGGGCGCAGCACAAGCGGCTACCTCGATTTTGAGGAATCCGACCCGGCCCTCGCCCTGTTTTCAAAGGGCAACACCATCAACCTGCAGGGCCGCGTCGGCGTAAAGTCCCGGATCGTGGTGGACGGGCAGAACACCTTCGAGATTTACACGAACGAAGGGGCGAAAGATTTTTACAGTTGGCAGGGCTTCTTCCGCGTCCGCGTCCCGGTCAGCGCGGACGGAGCCGTGGACGCCGCCGAAATGTCCCGCATGTTGAAGGGCGTGGGCCTGGATGACCTCCTGACCACCCCGACGGCGGAGGCGGAGCGCACAGTCATCAAGAGCCGCCTTATTTGGCAGAACGCCCCCTCCCGCGTTTCGGAATTTCAAGGATTGACAGGCCAGGCGTTGGAGGATAAACTGGACGACATCATCAAGGACATCGGGATCAGCGACAGCAGGATCGCCGACGTCCAGCTTCGGAAAGTGTGCGAGGGGTACGCCACGTATTACGACCCGGAGACCGTGAAGGCCATGAAGAAGGCTGGGGCGGAATATGTCTGGTCAGGCGTCCGCAGCAGCGACAGCGTCGTCGGGATCGTCAAGACCGGCGGCATGTCCTCCACGAACCGGCGCTGCATCACCGGCAACAGGATCACGGGCAGCAGCCCGGAGAGCGACATGGGCACCGGCGGCGCCGACAGCGTTTTCACGCGCCTGGGTGTAAAGACGGGCGGCGTCCGATTCAACAACAGCTACTGCGGCGGGCCATACCGCATTATTTTCGACGTCGGGGAGCTCGGCCGGACGGATTGGTATGCGCACACATCCGACAGCTTCGGGACCACGTCCCCGACAAGAATGGCCCAGCGCCTGACACCCGTGGATTTCGTGAAACAGATGAAGCAGAGCTACAAATCGGACAACGAAATCATGTTTAGACAGGGCATCCCCGTCTCCTCGTTCACTGGGATCGTGTGCGAGGACACCGCACACCGGGCGGAGCTGATCCAGAAATTCCAGGCCCAGGGCATCCAGGAGATCAACGGCATCCCCCTGGCGAAATTTGTAAAGGTGGGCAACACGATATGAACAGACGGACAACCTACACATTCAAGTGGCCCGGCAGGAAGAAACCGAACGGCCTGGCTATGAATTGCCACATGAAGGACGGGCAGCTTCGCTTTTTTGACACCAACCGGGGCCACATGATCGACGGCAAGGTCACGAAGGACGGCGACGGCGCCTTCACGTTCCAGTCGGCCGGATTTGAGCCCGGAGAATGGGAGTTTAAGGCCCTGACCATCGAGGACGTCCGCCGGGGCGTCGTGTGGATCGAGAACGGCGACATCATCGCCAAGACCATCCAGACCACGGACGACCTGCAGGAATGGTACAGAAAGACCTTCGGGCAGGACGCCGGGCTCAATTACCCGGACGTCCTCGACAATTAAACACGCCACCGAGGCGGAGCCAAAAGGCCCCGCCTTTTTCTTTTGCCATGAAGGAGGAACGACCGGCATGTTCAAGTTTTCAGACATCCACCCGGACGCCGTGGAGAAGCGGCAGCCGGAGGGCGGCACCATCAACGGCCGCTTCAAAATCCAGAAAGCGGACGACGACAAGCGCCTGGCCTTCGGCTGGGCCAGCGCGTCGGCCACCATCAACGGCGAAACCGTGGAGGACTGCGTCGGCGACATCATCGACGTCGAGGAGTTGGAGCAGGCCGCTTACAATTTCGTCGAGTTGTACCGGGAGGGCGGGGAAATGCACGAACGGGGCGGCTGTGCCGTCCTGGTGGAAAGCGTCATTTTCACCCCGGAGAAGATCGCCGCCATGGGCATCCCGGAGGGCACCGTCCCGACGGGCTGGTGGATCGGCTTCAAGGTCACGGACGACGACGTCTGGGCCAAGGTCAAGGACGGCACCTACCCCATGTTTTCCATCGAGGGGGAGGCCGTCCGCGTCCCGGAGGCGGCGGGCAATGCGGCAAATTAGCGGCAAGTTAGAAATCCGCCAAAAAAATCACGGTAAACCGGGGGCCGCGGCCATTTCGCGGCCCTCTGTTTATAAAAATCTTTGAGGAAAGGAGGTAGTCGAGCAAATGGCAAACAAGTTAAAAGACCTGCTGGTCACAAAGATCGACTTTGTGGATGCGGGCGCCAATCCAGAGGCAAACATTGTGCTGTTTAAGCGCAAGCCGGAGGGAGCCGCGGCCGAAAAGAAACCGCAGACGGCCGGGGGCTTTTTCCGCAGCGTGGTCGCGGCCATCGCCAAGTCGGTCGGAGCCACCGAGGAACAGATCGACGCCGCCATGGAGGAGATCGCCAAGGGCGACGCCGTGACCTTCGGCGACAAAATGGCCCAGCGGCAGCTCCGCAGGACGGCCGACGAAATCTGGGATTATTGCTACGCGTTGGAGGAAAGCCTGTGCAGCATTTTGAGGGATCAGGAAATCCCCGCGGAGAATAAGCCGACGCTTATGACCCAGAGCTGCGCGGAGTTTACCGCAGCCGTTACGGCAGCAATCCCGAAATGGTCGGCCGGCGTTCCGACGAAGGTGGAAAAGGCCGCCGGGCAGCCCATGACCGAGGAACGCCTCCAGATCGCAAAAGAGGCCAGGGACCGCCTGGACGACATGATCGCCAAGGCGGAGCCCAAGAGCCCGGCCGGAGAGCCGGAGACGCCCCCCGACGAAGGGGAGCAGGACACCATCGACAAGGAAGGAGACTGTAAAGACATGAAGATCGACAAGAGCAAACTGTCCGCGGAGGAGCTGGCCGCCCTCGAAGCCATCGAGAAAAAGGCCGGCATCGCGGAGGAGACCCCCGCCCCCGCCGTGCCCGCGGCCAATACGGACCCCGGCGCCATCGTCAAGAGTGCGGAGCCCACCCCCGCCCCTGCCGCGGCCCCCGCCGGGGACACCGACGACATCTACAAGGGTATGCACCCCGCCGTGGCGGAGGAGCTGAAGAACCTGCGGAAATTCCGCGAGGAGACCGAGGACCGGGAGATCATGTCCGTCGCCAAGAAGTACGAGCTTCTGGGCAAGAAGCCGGAGGAGCTGGCCCCCGTCCTCAAGAGCCTCAAGGCCGCCGGCGGCACCGCATACGCCGACATGATCGGCGTGCTGGACGCCAACCTGGCCGTCGTCCAGGCGTCCCCCGCGTTCACCGAGATCGGGAAGCGCGGCGGCACCGGCTCCCCCGTGTGTGGCGCGGACGCCGCCTGGGCCCAGATCGAGAAAAAGGCGGAGGAAATCCGCAAGAGCGTCCCGACCCTGTCCTACGCGCAGGCCATCGACAAAGCCTGCGAACAGAACCCCGACCTCGTGCAGCAGTACGAGAACAACCGATAAGGAGGGAAAAGTCATGTATATCGGCACTTCCATCAATGAAAGCCCGGTCATCGCCGCCCAGGCGGGCCAGGCCATCACCAACGGGGCCCTGCTGGCCGTCGCCATGGACGCCGACGGCGTCAAGGTCGTTTCCACGGCCGGCGGCGTGGCCGTGGGCCTGTTGATCCCGGAGACCGACAATGTCGCGGCCGGCGACACCGTCACCGTCCAGGTGAAGGACATGGGCCTGTGGAAGGTCGCCGCCGCCGTCACGGCCGGCGACCTCCTCACCCCCGACGCCACCGGCAAGGCCACCAAGGCCGCGGCCGGCAATTTCATCCTGGCCCAGGCCCTGGAGGCCGCCACGGCGGCCGACCAGGTGATCCACGTCCAGATCATCAAGGCCGGCTTCGCGTCCGCCGGCAGCAACACCTAATAGAGAGGAGACGAAGAAATGAATAGCAGAAACACCAACGCCGGCATCCAGGCGGCCATCGCCAAGGGTTGGAGGCCCAACGCGTACCTGACCAACATGTCCATGGCCTTCTTCCAGGACCCCGGCGATTTCGTGGCGACATCCATTTTCCCCATCTGCCCCGTGCAGTTGTCCGCCAGCTATTTCTACACGTTCAGCAAGGCCGACCTCGCCCGCGACAACGTGCAGCGCAAGCCCGCCTACGGCAAGGTGCAACCTGCCATCATGGGCCAGGAGGACAACAACTACAAGTGCGAGGTCGACCAGGTCCTGGTCGGCATCGACCAGATTGCGCAGCTCAACTACCAGCGCAGCCACGCCCCCGGCGTCGCCGACCCCCGGCGGGCCAAGGTGCGCTTCGCCTCCGAACAGATGCTGCTCCATCAGGACATCGTCTTTGCGTCCAAGTTTTTCAAGGCGGGCGTGTGGGCGAATCAGCTGGAGGGCACGACCACCGGCTCCGGCAGCGGTGAGTTTATGAAATTCACCGAGAGCGCCTTTGACCCCGTGGCCTTTTTCGACGAAAGGGGCACCGACATGAAGCGCAACGGCCGCCGTCGGCCCAACCGCCTGGCCCTGGGCGCGGAGGCGTACAACGCCCTCAAGAATCACCCCGCCATTATGGAGCGCATCAAGTACACCGGCACCACCGCCAACCCCGCCAAAGTCACCCCGCAGGTGCTGGCGCAGCTGTTCGGCGTCGAGCAGGTGAAGGTCGTGGAGAGCACCTACAACGCCGCAGGGATCGGCCAGGACGCCGACATGCAGTTTATCTGCGACAGCAAGAGCGCCCTCCTGTGCTACGCCACCCCCAGCCCCCAGATTGACGAACCCTCCGCCGGGTACATTTTCACGTGGGACATGCTGGGCAACGGCAGCGCCGTCGCGTTCGATCAGTTTGAGGGCGAAAAGGGCACTCATTCCGAGTTTGTCGAGGGGCTCATGTCGTCCGACATGAAGAAAACCTGCGACGACCTGGCGCTGTTCATGCACGATTGCGTGTAAAGGAGGGGCGAAAATGGGCGTTTTCACCTGCACAAAGCCCGCCACCTTCGCGGGCGTCAAGTACATGCCGGGCGACACCGTCCCGGCGGAGGCCATCCCGGCCGACCGGGTGGGCGCCGTCATCCGCCTCGGCCTGATCGCAGAGGCGCAGCCGGCCGCAGAGGCCCAGCGGGAGCCGGAGCCCCCCGCCCCCACCACGTTCACCGTCCCGGTCACGTTGGAGGGCGGGACGGTCTACAACGCCACCGTCACCCCGGAGGCCGTCGTGGAGCTTGTCGCCGTCCTGCAGACGACCGTGGAGGGAGCCACGGCCCGCGTCAAGGCCATCACGGACGGCACGGCCCTCATCCTGATCGACGCGTGTGACAGCCGGAAAACCATCAAGAAAGCCGCGGCCGCAAGGGCCGCGGAGCTGGAGGGCAAGCCCGGCACCGAGGAGACCGGCGGAGGGGAGCCCCCGGCAGACGGGGAGCCCCCGGCCGGAGGGGAGGGCGAATAATGGCGCAGCCCGCCTACAGCTACGACCCCGAGAAAATCAAAGAGCCCGGCAAGGACAAAATGCGGTTTGAGCTGGGGGACACAATGGTCGAGGGCGGCGTCGACACCTGTGCGTTGACCGACGCGGAATACACCGCCATCATCGAGGCGACGCCCAGGTGGAAGCGGGCAAAGCTGCGCTGTTTGGAGAGCATCCTTTTCCGTTTCATGTATGAGGTCGACACGGACGTCGGCGAATTGTCCCTCGCCCTTCATCAGCGCCGGGAGGCATGGAAAGCCATGCGGGACGAACTCAAAAAGGAGATCGAGAGCACCGCGCCGGTCGCCCACCCGCAGGCAATCTGCGGCCCCCATTATTTCCACGCGGGAATGATGGAGAACCGCCGGGCAGGCGGGACGGAAGGAGGGCCCGGCCATGTACTTCCGCCCCGGTAACTTAATCAAGGATTTCGTGGTCGAGCCGGTCAGCCGTGTCAAGAACAGCAAAGGACGGGCGCAGACGACCTACGACACCGAGACGCGCGCCATTTTGCGGGGCGTCATCGCCAGCGCGGACCCCAAAGCGGTCGCCAGGTACAGCCAGACCGGCCACCCCTGCACCCACCAGATCGTGCAGCGCGGAGGAGAGGCGGCGAAGCCCGGCGACCGCCTTGTCCGCGGGCGCGCCCATTATTACATCCTCGGAGTGGATAACGTGGCCGCCATGGGCATCGCCACCATTTACTACGCGGAGGAAAGGCTGGACCTGGACGATGGAAGTGAGCTTTAAGCAGATACACCAGCAGGTGCTTCAGACCATAGAGCGGCAGGCGAAAAGCCGGACCATCAGGGCCGCCAACGTCATCAAAAAGGCTTCCAACGCCGTCCTGTCCAACGCAGGCGGCCGTTCCGGCAAGATTTACCGAAAACCGCACACGTCGAGCACTTACCGGGCATCAGCGCCCGGAGAGCCACCGGCCCTCCGAACCGGCCACCTCCGCGCAAGCTGGCGGCCGTTGCCCATTTCGGAAATGGCCGTGGGCGGCAAGGTATACACTCCCGGCATCCACACGGACGTCCCCTACGCGCCCATGTTGGAGGACGGGACCCCGGAAATGGCCGCCCGGCCGTATGCGGACAAGATCAAACAGGAAGCCTGGCCGGAGGTCAAGCAGATTTACGAACAGCCGTATTTTTAACAGGAAGGGAGGGAGAAGCCAATGGAGCTGTTAAGCACAACAGGCGCGCCGGGCATCAATGCGGAGGCCATCGCCAAGGGAGACCTGATCCGGGCCAAATATTCCGCATGGGCGGAGGAGCGCAACGGGCAGGTCGCGGCCGTGACGCGGGACGAAATCCGGGTCATTTGGCAGCCGAACATCCGCAACGTGACCAACTTTTTCAGCATTTTCGCCGCGGAGATCGCCGACGGCCTCTGGTCCGTGAAATGGTCGCCGGATTTGGAGACCGTCCACGTGTACCCCGTGCCGGAGGAGCCGGGAGAGCCCAGCGGGCCCGGAGACGGCGACGGCGGCGTCGATAGATGAAGCTGGAGGAATTGCTTTATAGCCGAATTTCCGGCGCAGAATACGGCAGCCCAGGGCTGGCCTCCTTCGATGGAGCGCCGGCCATTTTTTTCGGCCCGTGCCCGGAGGACACCGACCGGGGCTGGAAGGACGGGCGGCAATATCCGCGCATCAGTTACAGCCTCGACCTCCGGGGGGACCCGGAGCGGCAGACCGCCGGCACGCTTTACGTTGATGTTTGGTGTACCGAGGACGGCCCGGCCCCGGAGGACATCGAGCCTGTCCTGCGCGCCGTTTTGTGCGGCGTCATCATGGCCCCGGAGGGGGACAACCCCTGCAGCTTCGCCTGGCAGACGTCGCAGACGTTTCAGAGCGCACGGGAGACCAAAACGGACAAGGTCATCGGCGTCACCGTGACCTTCGACATGATCGCCTTCCCGGAGCAGATCACCAGCGACCCCGACCCCGTCCTTGCAATGATGAAATTCATCCGGGACGAATACCCGGAGATCACCGTCATCGGGCAGAACACCCTCCCGGACTTCACAGAGCCGTCGGAGGAGCACCCGGCCGTGTATTTCCGCCTGGACGGGTATGAGCTGGGCCGGGAGACCCACACGGTCGCATGGCTGGAGGGCGTCGTCGCCTGCCACGTGTTCGCGCCGGGGGCCAGCGCCCGGCAACGGTGGATCAGGGCCCTTGTGGATAACCTCTCGCGCCGGGGGGAGGTCATCATGCTGGACACGTCGCCCATGTTCCTGCGGCGGATCGCCGCAGACAACACCCTGGACCCCCTGGCCGCCGGGCAAATCCGGCTTGGGACCACCTGGGGGATTTTGAAATATCCCGCATACGCCCACGGGATCAACCACGTGGGCACATCAGCCACAAAACAACAGCAGCAATAAAGGAGGTCAAGAAATGGCAGCGAAAGAAGCCAAACAGGCGGCCGGCACCGCGACCGCACCGCAGTACACAGCCGCAGAGCTGGCGAACGCCGCGCAAAGGGTTTTCGGCGTCCCCCAGGACGTCGCCACCGCGGCCCTCCGCATGGCCGGCGTTAAGACCGCCACCATCGAGGAGGCCAAGAAGGTCGTCCTGGAATTCGCCCGGAAGGAGGTCAAATAATGGCTGGCACGTTCATCATCGGCGAGAAGAAAACCCGCCCCGGCGTATATCAGCGCCGGTATAAGACGGGCTCCGTCGTCGCCGGCGCCCGCAACGGCATCGGCCTGGGGCTGATCCGGGCCAACTGGGGCCCCCTCAATACCGTTGTGGATTTCACCCCCGACACCAACGTCAACCGGATTTTCGGCAGCGGCAACACCGAGGGCCTCATCACCGAAATGTTTACCGGCGGCATGACGTCCGGGCATTTCGTCCGCGTGGGCACCGGCGGCACCGCCCCCACCATCACCCTGCAGGATGACGCCGGTGCTGACGTCGTCAAGATTACCGGCGCCTATGTGGGCGACCGGGCCTTCACGGTCAGCATCCGGGACAGCCTGACCGGCGCGGGCCGGGAGTGCGTCTTTTACGAGGGCACCACCGAGTTTTGCAAGATCACCTTCGAGGGCGGGGAGAAAGAGCCCGACGCCCTGATCGCAGCCATGAAGGAGGCCACCACCGACTTCATCGCCACGAAGATCGACGACGGCAGCGGCGTCATGGGCCCCTGCACGCAGACGGCCATGACGCCCGGCACGCAGCCCACCACCTCCCCCATGGAGTACAGCGCCGGCCTGGACGCGCTTTATTGCGTGTTCGGCAACGCCCTTTGTGTGGACACGGACGACGTCGCCATCCACCTGTTGGTGCAGGCGTTCATCGACCGCATCTATGCCAACGGTTACTACGCCGTCGCATGTTTGGCGGAGCCCAAAAGCGTCGCCATCGACACCCGCATGACCCACGCCGCGGCGTACAACGACGAAAAGATCGTTTACGTCCTCAACTCCGCCGAGAATTCCGCCGGCGTGGTGTATGAGGGGTGGAGGATCGCCGCCCGCATCGGCGGCATGATCGCGGCCGTGGCGTCCAACATGTCCCTGACCCATACGGTCATTTCCGGCTTCGCGGCGTTGCATGAGACCTTGACGCCCAGCCAGATCGAAAAGGCCCTCAAGCGGGGCTGCCTGGTTTTGACCACCAACGCGGCCGGTCAGGTGTGGATCGAGCAGGGCATCAACACCCTCATCACCCCGGACGGGGACATGGACGAAGGCTGGAAGAAAATCCGCCGGGTCAAGACCCGTTTCGAGCTCATGCAGCGCGTCGCCGACGGCCTGGACGTGTTGATCGGCAAGGTCAACAACGACCCGGACGGCCGGGCCACCATTATCTCCAACATCAAGGGCGTCATTTCCCGCATGGTGGGAGAAAAGAAGCTCCTCCAGGGCGACGCCTTTGAGGACGAAACCAACCCCCCGCAGGGCGACAGCGCCTGGTTTGTCATCGAGGTCGACGACATCGACAGCGTCGAGTTTATCTACCTGGCCTACCGCTTCCGTTATGCCGCGGAGTAAGGAGGAGTAAAGCATGTATAACAACAGAGGCCCGCAGGACACCCGCTTCGCCGTCACCGGCAAGGACGGGGTCATTTACGACGGCAACGGCAAAATGCTGGCCACCGTCGAGAGCTACCAGGTGCAGGTCAACGTGACCAACGCCACCTATCAGCCCTTGGGCGACGCCCAGGAGCACAGCGTCCTCCAGTCGTACAAGGTCACGCTGACCATGTCGCAGGTCATCGTCGAGGATGACGACCTCATCACCGACGTCTTTAACATGATGCACAGCGGCCAGCAGCCCGACTGGACCTTCCAGGGCGTCGTGTACGGCCGCAACGGCAGCACGCAGCGCATGAATTACCGCGGGGTCGTGCCCGACGGCAACATCGACCTGCAGAACGTCAGCATCGGCGACATCATCAAGCGCGCCTGGAATATGGCCGTCAACGATCCGCCGGAGCTCCAGAGTATGCTGGCGTTGAACGCGGCGTAATTCCCCGGAGGACCGGGAGGCCAGCCCCCGCCAAGCGGGGCCCGGAAAAAGCGGAGAGCCCCTGCCGAAAGTGGGGTATATACAGACGCGGCCGCGCATCATCGCGCGGCCGCGTTGAATTTTATGGAGGTTTGAGTTTATGAGCGCAAGAGTAACGGCCGGACTGCCCGAAGATATGGAGCACACCCCCACCCCGGAGGAGGCGCAGGCGGAGGCCCGCGCCAACGAGGACGACCTGCTGACCGGCCTTTTGGCCGCGGCGAGTTACAAGGACGACGAAGATGAAAACGTCGAAATCGTCATCAGCCGCAGGGGCAAGGACCTCTTTTCCTTCCGCATCCACCCGTTGAGCGAGGACGACTTCAACAGGTGCCGGAAGCGTTGCACCAAGTACGTCAAGAGCAAATCCCAGGCCGGCATCCGCGTCCCGGAGGAGGTCGACACCGTCAAGTATCGGTGCATGTTGATCTACGAGGCCACCGTCCCGGAGGACCGGGCCAAGGTATGGGACAACAAGAAGCTCTGGAAAGCGAAGGACCTGGCCACCGGCATCGAGGCCGTGGACATCCTCCTCAAGGCGGGCGAAAAGAACGCCATCTGCGAGAAGCTCGACGCCATCAGCGGGTATGAGCTGACCGAGGAGGAGGTCGCAAAAAACTAATAAAGGCCGGGGGCCGTGCGACGTTATTACACCAGATTTTTCAGCGGACCGGGATCATGCCGGACGTCGTCTGGAACGCGCCGCGCGGCGTCCGTGCCTTTTGCCTCGCCTCCATGATGGTCACATTGGAGAACGAAGAACACGCAAAGGAGGGAGGGACAAATGGCAGCTGAGACCTTCCGCATCACAGAGGAGCTGGTCGTCGAGGACCGAACAGGGCCCGGCTTTGAATCAGCCCGGCGCAAGGTCAGCCAATTCGACCGCACGCTCCAGGAGACCCAAAGCCGGCTGAACAAGATGACCGGCTCCAGGTGGAATGTGGCCTTCAACGCGGTCGACAAGGCCACATCCGTCATCACCAAAGCCGAAAGCAAGATCAAAAGCGTGGCCGGCAAGGCGTGGAATTTCACGGTCGGAGTGGTCGACAAGGCCACCGCCCCGCTGCAAGGGATTTTTAACATGCTCCGCAACCCGATATTGCAGGCGGGCGCAGTTTTGGGCATATCACTCAGCGCATCGGACGCCATAAACACATTTGGAGCGTTTGAGGCGACCATGTCGAAGGTCAAGGCCATCAGCGGCGCATCCGGGGAGGATTTCGAGGCATTGACCGCCCTGGCGAAGGAAATGGGCGCGACCACCAAATTCACAGCGCAGGAGGCCGCAGAGGGCCTGACATACATGGCAATGGCCGGCTGGAAAACCGAGGACATGCTGGCGTCATTGTCCGGCATTATGGACCTGGCGGCGGCATCCGGGGAGGATTTGGCGACCGTTTCCGACATCGTGACGGACGCCATGACAGCCTTCGGCATGTCGGCAAGCGGCTACACCGAGAACGGAATCGCCAACGCCACCCATTTCGCCGACGTGCTGGCCGTCGC